AGGCTCGTTCCTCTGCGGGAAGCTTTTCCCGAAATTTTATTTGCCTCTTCTTCTCCAACACGTTCTCTCCAAGCCTGTATTGCAGCTTTGGACAACTCGCCAAGTACTGTTGTGATTGATGGATATAGTTCACCTTCAGGGGTAACATAGTGTCTCTTTCCATTGTGATTTTCAGTCCTCATTCCAAAAGACAATTCAGGTCTATTGGCTAGATGTATAAACTTTTTCATGGCATTGTATTATTAGGAAATCTTTTCGATTTTTTGATTCCTTCCATTCTTTCTTTAAACCAAGTGGGTTCTTTATTATTTTGCGAATGTCTTGTCTTTATATTATCATAACCAAAATATGGGGCATACATAACTTGTTTTATTTCTCCACCACACACCTCTTTAAAAGTCATGTGTTCTGTTTGTTGAACTTCTACTTCTTGTATACATGATGTTTCACAAGGAACATTTCGATCTGCTATTTTTAAAGTCTCCTCAAATGTATGTCCACATTCTGAACATTGATAATCATACGTTGGCATCTATCGTTTCCTCTGCTCTTATAATCCAATCTGGTGCAGTTCTTGTAGCTCCCTCTGGAGCACTCCATTTGCAATCATTTGTATCAACCCACCATCGATAAAAATTTCTATATCCCGCAATAGTGTTTTGTAAATCATCTTCTAATTTAGTTTCTTTAAATTCTTCTGGAACTAATGGGGGCGGGGAAGTGAAATTACTATCGGGAATATTTTGGGGAGTATGACTGAACTTGTTATAGTAATTATTCCAATCATCGTGCATTCCATCAAAACGATACCAATATTCTTTGTTCATCCAAAACCAAAGATCATGTAACCATTGATAGTTACTCTCTGCATCTTTAGCCCAAGCTACCTGAACTTCCATCTGAACATTCGGAAAGCCTGGGTCTAAAGGTTTAATGTGTTCAATAATCTCACCTTCTGGATCTAAGATGTGATGTGCATTAGATAATATCTGAGAGTATACAGGAATCATTTCATGTATATGTTCATCACAATGTGCAAATGCACACATTGAAGGATCTCTATCGAAAAAAAATATATTCAATTGACTTGCATGACTAAAAAACATAATTACAATCTTATACTTGTTGGTCTATAAAAAATATGTGTATCTATTTTAGTAGTTACCTTTTTCTTATTCCACCCATTAGGAACATTAATATAACTTGCGTGATAAAAGAGTGCACCATCTGTAATGTCTGGCAATTCTTCTGATCTCAATAAAACATATTTTGCCAACTCTTGTGCATCTTCCCACAACCTTGACCCTTCTCTTGGATCATCACCTTTACCATCACAATACCACGAAAATTGACAACGATCCCTTACAGGATAAAGTTGACCATTTGCACCGGTGTAATGTGGACCTTCATAAACAACTTCACAAACGGAATTTGGAAATCGTTTATTATCTACTCTATTTAATGTTACATGTGCTACAGCCAATTTCCCTGCCGTACTTTCGACTGCTGCTTCAAAGAAAATATTCTTTGCCATACATATAACTTCTTTATCGTCTATTACTAGACTTTTACTAATAATATTATCTGCGATATCTATTAATCCACTTGTTGTTGTATTTTGTGGATGTATATAATAGAAGTCTCCTTTGGGAGATGTTCCTGAAAAACCTGTAATTCCAACAGAAGCAATGAATAAAATAAGAAGTAGAAAATATTTTTTCATAATCCTCTTTTAATTGGGTTAACATTCCTCAACTTTATATCTTAGGCCTATTTCTTTTTGGGCTTCGTACAACAGTATCTGCATTTCCTAATTGTGCCGTTTTAATAAACTCCGCAATATCAAAATCAGATTCTATAACATCAGGTCCTAACCCCCCTCTAAAACATGATTTATCTACATCATAGTTTAGAGTCATTATTGCATTTAGAGGTGGCCCAACAAACCTAGCCGTTAAGGAACGGGGATGTGCTGAAGATTTATCATACTTCATTCGGCGGATCTCGGCTTTACTTTCCGTGACCTCTCCACTTTCAGCGATCCTCTTAAATTTAACTATCCTATTTTCAAATTTATTTACATCTATCATTATGGTAATATTTCTGGAAAAGTTTCTTTTACTAATTTATAAGTTAAACCTCTATACTTTAACTTTTTATCTTTAACTTGAATTACAACTTCAGCCTCTTTAGGATGTAGACTTTCTAACATCGAAATAAAAAGTGATTCCCTTTTTAACGGAGTAAGTCCGTCATGACCCCCCTCAATATATAAATAAAATTTTCTAACATTGGGATATAGATATGTGGGATTATACTCATCAGGAGAACCGATACATTTGTATGGCGGCGCCCCAGAAGGTAGAGCAAATTTTATATCTGGATGAAAGGCATATCTTAATAAGTCCTTTAGAGGATTTGATTGATTTTCCAATAAGACTTTCTTTCTAGCCTCAATGGAATTAGCAGCTGCTACATCTTCAAAAATTAATGGTATACTTCTTATCGCCATAAATTAAAACTCCGATAAACTTTCTGTGAGGTTTTTCAATCTATGATTTATAAAATATGTGAGTAATCTTTTTCTATCACCAACTGCAACCGATTCAAATTGTTTAGTTATATTTATACGAATTGATGAAGGTACTTCACCCAAATCAACTAACTGTTTGTTTCTATTATAGTTTCTTAACATCTCACTACTACAATACATATCTGGATCTAGTTCATACCAAGCATCTACTTTCTTCTTGGTTATTGGTTTCTGGCGTCTTCCTTCATCTATAAATACATTATCATCACTCATAATATTTGGAACACCATCTCCAACATCACCCTTTATAATTTTTTCATGAAGATTCCACTTAGCATCTCCTTCTACAAACTTCTTTTGCATAGGGGAATATTGTCTAACATTAAAACCATGTAATTGAACAAAATCTTTATCACTTGATAATATCAAACTTCTTTCATTTATTAATTCTACTAATACAGCGATAATATCATCTGCCTCTGCCTTCTCTACTTGAACTAATTTATAAGGAAACCATTCTATTAATTCTTCTTTTAATTGATTTAAAGATTCGTAAAGATTATCCCAATCTATTGAAGTGGCCGCTCTAGTCTTTTTCCTAGACGCCTTGTAGTTTGGAAATATATCTTTACGCCAAGTCTTTCGATCATCACAACATAAAATTAATTCACCAAACTCAGATACGAATTTGGTTCTATACATTCGTAATGTATTTAATACCGCAGGTCTAATTACATCCATATCTACAGTAGCAAATTTGGATGCGGTCATATATGAACCAATAAAAATTTGTGAGAAATCAACTAACTGTGCCATCTTTATCTATTATCTCAAATTCAGCTTCTTCTTCTACTTCTTTTCTAATTTCAGCTTTTTGTGCTTTCACTTCAGGGGTGTCCTCTATTGCGTGTAGAAATTGTAACCATTGTCCACCACGTAAATCCCAATTATAAAACATATCAAAATAACTTCGTTGTATCTTCAAAAGATTTTGTACATCATCATCCCAAAAGTGATTAATAGCTCTTCCCAAAATATGTCCCATTACTTGTTGATGTTTTGAGGGATCTTCTTCGAAACCATACATCCACGGGAAGTTCGCTCCTGTTTCTGGCAACGCTCCAAGATTAGGAACTACACCTAAACATCCTGCACTCATTGCTTCAATTAAAGTGAGACAACTTGTTTCCTCATAGATACTTGGATATGCCATAATATGTTGATTAGGTAACATCTCCCTAATTGAATCATTTGAAACAGTACCATAATAATTAACACCATCCATTTCTTGAGCACGTTTATAGATGTGTCTAAACTGTTCATCTAAATGTCCTCGATCATAAAGTTTAAAACTTGAATAAATGTTTAACTCTGCATTCCTACCTTCACTAAGTTCATCTCTCATAAACTCCCAAGCATTCAAAAGTAATTCCAATCCTCTATGTGGTGTAGAAAAATAACACACATTGATCTTACCATCGTTTGTTTTTTCATGTTCTGGAATAGGATAAATTGCATTCTGAATTACTACACCTTTTTCATAAGGAAATCCTAACAACATTTTAAATTGATGTTGTTGCCAATGACTAACGAAAACTACTCGTTCAAAATGATCCCATTTTTCTTTATCTTTTAAATGTTGTACTTCTGGATCATTTGCAAGATCATGTATCCAAAGAATTCTCTGTTTATCAGGTTCTAAGCTTCTGACTCTAGTACTAATGAATTGAAACTTTTCTTTTATTCCAGGCTCTCTTTTATCTAATTCTGTAAAAAGCCAATTTCTCATTAACTCTGTACCACCGATTGCTTTATCAGATACAGCATCTAATTGTAAATTATCATTCTCAGTATTGATAACAAATTCTACATCAGCATCAGGATTTGCAATTGACAATCCATCAGCACTAGATTTTTTTGGGGGATTTCCTAAAGTATTGGGGCTTTCATCAATGTTCACTGCTTTAACCATTACATCTCCATTCTGAATTATAAACTACTGTATTATATAGTAATACCACAGGAGAGCAATACTGCTTTCGTAGTGAGAGAACGGGTCTATGTACCTAATCAATAATAATCAGGCGGAGAAAACCCCTACGATTACCCCTGTGGTATTTTTTAATATCTCTTATATTATAACACGTATATTTGAATTGTCAAGTTACTCAAAGTATCTATTACGAGTTTCTTCAATTGCCTCTGTCACAGTCATACCTTCATTTATACATTCTTTGTATAATTCTAAAGGAACATCTATAAGGTCTTGTAACTTTTCCACAACTACTTGTGGTATATCCGATGTTGGATAAAATTCATAATTACCTTGATCTATCATAAATCCTCTGTAAATTGTTTGTCTGTTATAGACTTTGGCCCCACTTCTCTAAGAGAAGGTTTATCAAAACTAGGGCTCGGTTTACGTTTCTTCTTACCAAAGATAGCTTCTGGTTTGTGATCCATCCACGTTCCATCTTTGACAAGTTTTTCTAGTTTAGTATAACAATCATCTGAACATACATAGACTGAATCTTCTGGATTATTCCACCAATGTCCAACATCGTGTTTTACTGCAATCTGTGATTTATAACAATAAGAACAAATCATAAGTCTGCTGTAAATTGTTTGTCAGTAATTGCGACTCTTTTTGATAGGTGATGTAGTTCAGATTTTGTAGGTACATAATCTGCTTCAATCATATCTTGTTTCCATACCATATTAATATCTGGATAATATACACCAACATCTCTTTTCGGTGTTCCATCTGAATAATATGCCATAGCAACACACTTAGGAGTTACTTTATTTGTTTCATCTTTTCCTGAAAACATTCCAATCCAATCTCCGGTTTTAATATAATGTTCAATGTATCTAATATATGCTTTTTTATCATCAGCTTGATTGAGAGCGTGTTGTTTATCCTTTAAAGATGTCTCTCTATTTCGTGCTCGTGCTTGAAGCATTGAAACCATTTCCTTATTATGTTTAATCCAATCTTTTACATTTTTTAAGGAATATGGTTCTTCATCATCAAGTGATAAAACATACTTACTGACATTTTTATATTCAGGCGGTTTCTTCTTTGCCCTCATTTCTGCAAGACGCAATCTTTGAGCCTCTTTTTGTTTCTCAGTAAGTTGTCGTTTCTTTTTAAGTGGTTTTATTTTTTTTCTTGCCATTTTATTTCTCTATAAAAAAGAAGCCATGGATTGATCCTTGTACTTCGCCACCATAGTATCGAAATTCTGTTGTCTCACGACCAGACAATTTCTACCTTGCATGTGCAACCATCGGGTTTTTCCATACTTGGCTGCAACCAATCCACATAACGTTCCTACCTCAGAGTCACATAAGGGGGTGTTACCCTAGCAGAGCAGTCAACGAACTGATGCTATCTCTGAACCATTCTACCATCCACCAACTCAAAACGCTTAGGCTTATAATGCTCCGTTATAAATGTATGTATCTAAAAAATGCCAACCTTCGATTGGTAAGTTTATATATCTTAAAAATGCTAAAAAATCATTATACCAAAAACTTAGGCCGGAAAAAAAGGAAATATAAGTAGCTAACATAAAAAGTAAAATACTTATTCCAATAATTTTCACACTCGTTACCATCTTAACCTATCCCAGTCCAACGAACCATTTTAACACCTTT